GTTCTGCCTGCGACTAAAGGACCCGCGCATATCCCGGGTCCAGACAATTGTGACTACAACTCCGAAACCCAAGGAGCTGATCGTTGACCTAAACGAAGGCAAGGTGGGCGGCGAGGTTTATGTTGTCAATGCGTCATCATACGACAACCGCGACAACTTGTCAAAGTCTTTCTTCAACGCTCTGGAGACGTACGAGGGTACGGACATGGGCAAGCAGGAAATCTACGGGGAGATTCTTGACCCTGAGGACGCCGGCATCGTCAAGCGCAAGTGGTTCAAGTTCTGGCCGGCCAAGGCCGAGACACCCGAGCTGGAGTACGTGATCGCGTCCTACGACCCAGCCACATCGGAGAAGACACACAACGACCCAACGGCGTGCACAGTCTGGGGTGTGTTTGAGAAGCAGGACGCCGGCACCTGTGTCATGCTTTTAGATGCGTGGGATGTTCATTTATCTTATCCGGAACTGCGAAAGCGGGTGATCGCGGACTACAAGGAAGTGGTCTACGGCGCGGACAACAAGTTTGGCAAAGGGCGCAAGGCTGACCTGATTTTAATGGAGGACAAGTCCGCAGGCATATCGTTGATACAGGAGCTGCAGGGAGCCGATTTGCCGGTAAGGGCGTACAATCCAAATCGCGCGGATAAACTACAACGACTAAACATTGTAGCACCTTTAATTGCAAAAGGCAAGGTATATTTGCCAGAGCATCCAGAGCAGCCCGGAGAAGTGGCTCCTTGGGCTAAACGATTTATCCGGCAGGTGTGCTCATTTCCAGAATCGCAGGGCCATGACGATTACGTGGACTCCCTGTCACAAGCCCTACGCGTTTTGCGCGACTCCGGCTGGGTACAGCTTGACCCGTTGCCTGCGCGCGACTATGAATACGCGGATGACCGCAGGAAGCGAGTAAACCCATACGCAGTCTAGCGGGGCGGTAAGGAGGGCGTTATTGGATAGTTGTAAGTAGGCCAACCCTACACAACAAAAATAATGCTGAACCCGATCAAGTCACCCCACGAGATGCTGCTGCAGTCAGCCGGCATTCCGGCCATGGCCGATGGTGGATCGACTGGCGATGTTAAAGGACCCTTTAACGCGGCGGTGAGCAAATTTAAAGTTATTTTCAATCGCGCGCCGAACGCTGAGGAGATGGCGCAGATCGAAGCACACGCTCACAAGCACGTTCAAGGTTTGCGTGAAGGCCGCCAGCCGGCGAAAGAGCGGCAGCCATCAAGGGAGCAGCTGACATCATACCTGCTTAAAAATCCTATGATGATAAAGCGGTACGAGGATGCATACACGCCAAGTATGGCGTACCCAAAACCCACAGAACAAGAACTGTTACAAATACAGGCAATGAACCCTACGATGAACATGTTGTCATCGGCAGAGTCTTTGCCCGAAGAAAATAAACGCAAGATAAAACCAAGCTCAATTATTTCGCATTACATTCACGAAGCACTTCCCAAGGATATTGCGAACAACTATTTTAGTGGTGCATTAAATCCTACGCTTGGGCAAAGATTTGTACAAGCACTAAATCCGGTAAATACACTAGGTTATGCGCTTGATGCTCCATTCCAGACAGCCCAAGGAATAAAAGAAGGAAACCCGTGGGATGTTTTATCTGGCACATTACAAACAGGAATGTCGCTTATGCCAGTAGTTGGAGCACCCGGGGTTGCAAGCGGCATTGCAAATTTAGTCAACCCATTTAACCCATGGAATATGGGTGCTGCAGGATTATCTTCGTTGGTTGAGAGTTTACCAGAAACATCATCCCCAAAATCAGCACCTCAAGTGTCCCCTGAGGACATGATACCTAACATCCTGTAAATAATTTATGGCACTGTCAAAACTCCCACTACAGCAAGGCGCTAATCTGGCAAGCCTCGGCAAAGACCGAGAAATCCAGAAAGGCGAGATGCAGGAAGAAGAAGTAGCAAACCTAGAGGAATCGCTTGGCCTTGAAGGTGATGAGGACAGCAACCTTGAAGAGGAGCTGATCGAGCTGGATGACGGCTCGGTGGTCATCAACTACAAAGAGACCAAGGGACCAACCGAAGAGCCGGAGTTCTACGAGAACTTGGCAGAGACTCTGGACGAGGACGTGCTGGATGTTTTAGCCGACCAGTATCTGGAGTACATCGACATCGACCGTGAGGCTCGTCGTGACCGCGACAAGCAGTACGAGGACGGCCTGCGCCGCACTGGCTTGGGCAAGGACGCACCGGGCGGTGCCACATTCGACGGCGCGAGCAAGGTGGTGCACCCTGTCATGGCAGAGGCCTGCGTGGACTTTGCTGCGTCAAGCGCCAAGGAACTGCTGCCGGCTGACGGCGTGGTGAAGTCGGAAATCAAGGGCGACGCGGACAACGCGCGTATTCGTGAGTCCCAGCAAAAGGTGGACTTCATGAACTGGCAGCTGACCGAGCAGGTGCCTGAGTACCGAGACGAGATGGAACAGCTGCTGACCCAGTTGCCGTTAGGTGGTTCGCAGTACCTGAAGTGGCGCTACGACTCAGAACAAAAGCGTCCGATCTGCGAGTGGATTCCAATCGACAACATGCTGCTGCCTTATGCGGCAACGAACTTCTACACCGCGCAGCGCGCGACAGAGATTCAAGACATCACAGAGGACATCTACAAGCAGCGCATCGATCAGGGCATCTACCGCGATCTGGATAACGCTCAGTACATCTCCGCAATCACTCAGGACGATCTGACGCAGGCCAAGAAGGCTAATGATAAGATTGAAGGCGTGAGCGTGCCATCGGTCAACATTGACGGTGTGCGTCGTATCTACGAGATCACATGCTTTGAGCGTCTGGATGACGATGAAGAGACGGGAGGCAAGCGCGCACCGTACATCATGACAATTGACGAGTCTAGCGGCAAAGTGCTGGCTCTTTACAGAAACTGGGAATATGGCGACGAGAAGCTCACCAAACTGGATTGGACGGTCGAGTACAAGTTTATCCCTTGGCGCGGCGCTTACGCTATTGGTCTGCCTCACCTTATTGGCGGCCTTACTGCTGCCCTTACGGGCTCTCTGCGCGCTCTACTTGACGCTGCGCACATTAACAACAGCCAGACGATGCTTAAACTCAAGGGTGGCCGCATCTCTGGTCAGTCTGACCGCATCGAACCGACGCAGGTTTTAGAGATTGAAGGCTCCCCGGGCGTCGATGACGTCCGTAAGCTGGCCATGCCGCTGCCATTTAACCCACCGTCGAGCGTTTTGTTCGACCTGCTGGGCTGGTTGACGGCTGCTGCCAAGGGTGTTGTGACCACATCCGAAGAAAAAATCAATGACATCAACGCAAACGCGCCGGTTGGCACGACTCAGGCGTTGATTGAGCAGGGAGCAAAGGTATTTTCGAGCATTCACGCTCGTTTGCACCGCTCACAGGCCAAATCCTTGAAGATTTTGTCGAGGATCAACCACTGGTACCTCGAAGAGATGGACAATCTGTCCGGAACCGAGATCGAAATCCGCTATTTTGCGGAAAATAACGATATTCGTCCGGTTTCAGACCCAAATATCTTCTCAGAAACACAGAGACTGGCTCAAAATCAGGCACTTTTGCAGATGGCGACCTCTGCAGCACCCGGAACCTTCAACATGCACGCGGTTTACAACCGTTTGATGAAGCAGATGCGTATTCCGGCAATAAGCGAGGTGCTCCCGAACCCAGACGGCGTAAAAGAGGCCAATCCGGCTCTGGAAAACGTCTCCATGGCGATGGGACGGCCTGCAGCGGCCTACCCAGACCAAGATCACATTGCGCACATTCAGGTGCACTTGGGCTTTGCTCAGGACCCTAACTACGGCGGCAGCCCGATGATTGGCCCTGTGTTCACCCCGCACGCTTTGGAGCACATCAAGCAGCACCTGACACTGCACTACCTGCAGTCGATGCGCTCGTATGTGGCCGGCGCGGCAGGCGGCGAGGACAAGCTGAAGTTGCACGAAGAGCGCGCACTGGATCAGCACGCACAGCAGGCACTGGCGGTCGCAGCTCAGCTCGTCGCACAGGACTCACAGCAGACATTCAGTCCGTTGATGCCGGGCATCATGCAAATGGTTCAGAAGACCCAGCAGATGCAGCAGGCGCAGCAGGCTCAGATGATGAACCAAGACCCAACGGCACAGGTTCTGCTGAAGACCCAGATGGCGGAGACAGAGCGCAAGTCGCAAGAGTTCCAAGCCAAGATGCAAACCGAGATGGCGAAGGCAAAGCAGGATTACGATCTGCGCGTCGCGGAGTTGTCACAGAAGGTTCAGGAGCTGCAGGCTAAGTACTCAACCCAGACCAACATCGACAACCAGCGCAACGCAACAGACATTGCAATGGCGAACATCAACAACGCAGCGCGCGAGCGCGTGGCGATGATTACAGCCGGCGCACAGATGGATCAGCAACAACTCCAGTTAGAGCATGAACAGGATATGTCGGCGATGGAGGCTATCAACGCCGCCAATCTGGACATTCGACAGCATGGTCTGGCTATCGAGCAGCAGAACTTCCAAGCACAGGCACAGCAGGCACAGCAGCAAGCGCAGCAGGACGCACAGTTCAAAGCGCAGATTCTGCAAAACCAGCACCAGCACGAGCTAGGAATGGAGCAACAAGCACAGCAGGCACAACTGCAAGCACAACAGCAACCACCCACTGAGGAACAGTAATCATGGAAAAAGAACTCGGCTTTCGTAAAGCCTACAAGATGACAGGCACGCCGGGCTACGCAGGCGGTCCTGATCAAAAAGTAGAAAAAGGCGCATCAGGCTCACACCGCGACAACAACTGGAAAGTTGGTGCCGGTCAAGCCAAAATGGCTAAGGGCAGCAAAGTTGGTCCAGACAAGAATCTGAACGAAATCGGCGGCGGTAATTTTTACTAATCCCGAATCAGTATTATCCTCACGCTTGTGGGGATTCTTTCATTTGCATAGCGAAAAGCGAAATTATCTTCACGCTTGTGGGGATTCTCCTGTGAAGATATTTGCAAGATGGGGCGGATTACTTCCCCTGTTTGCATTGTTGTAATTATGAAGGACTTAGTTTCTGAAATCGTGGGGCGCTTGAAAAGCGCCGACAAAGACTTGACTCAGGCGATAGCGTCGGGGATCAATGTTCACTCCTTTGATGCTTATCAGAGGCAAGTAGGAAAACGCGAGGGTATCTCCGAGGCTCTTGCGATTATAGATGAACTTCTCTCGGAAGACAACAACGATCTGTAAAGATTAAGAAAGGCGGCCGAATGGCAGCGTACGATAGCGTAACAAGAGACGAGCCTGATCTGCGCTCAGAACAGGAATGTTTTCCCGAAGTAGACACTGGCGTTGAAGTAGCTGGTGATCGAGTTTTGGTGCAATTGCGCCGGGAAAAGATTAAGAGCAAAGGCGGCATTTTACTGGTCGATGAGACCAAGCAAACGATTCGTTTTAACGAAACCGTGGCTAAGGTGGTTGCAATGGGCCCCTTGGCATACAAGAGCCCAGACAATCTGGAGCCTTGGCCTGAAGGTCCGTGGTGTCAAGTCGGAGACTTGGTGCGGACAATCAAGTACGGCGGTGATCGTTTTGTTGTGCAGCCCGACGATGAAGGTGCACCAGTGGTGTTTATCACCCTGCAAGCACGCGAGATTATCTCGAAAATCAAGTCGTTCGACTACGCACAGCGCATGAAAGCGTTTGTAGACTAATTAAACTTTTTGGGAAAAAAGTATGGCAGACAAAGAAGAAAAGATTCTTCCCGTCAAAGAACGTGATGACGGTTCAGTTATAGCAGCAATTGAGCCTGAGCATGAACTCTTACTCGACGAAGAAGACAAGGAAGATGCAGCAAGCAGCAAAGAAGGTGACGATGCTGCTGGTGATGATCATGACGATGGTGGTGATGCTGATGGCGATGACGCAGACTCAGATGAGTCTGAAGAAGAGCGCGAGCGTATCCGGGAAGCCCGTCGTGAGGAGCGTAAGCTCAAAAAAGAATTAGCCAAGCAGCGTGAAGTTTCAGCGAAGCACAAGATTTCCTCGCTGGAGCGCCGTAATGAAGAATTGGCAAAGCGACTCATGTCGCTGGAAAATAACGTAGAGCACTACAAATTTGCACAGGTTGATAAGGCGGTAGAAGACGAGGCAACTCGTGTTGAATACGCCAAGATGAAACTGCTGCAGGCGTCACAGGAGAATGATCCTAACGCACAGGTAGAGTATCTGGAGCAGCTGCAGGACGCGAAGACGCGACTGGCACAACTTCAGGCGTACAAGAAGCAACAGATTGAAGAAGCAAAACGACCAAAGCAAAACGTACCTAACCCAGTAACAACAGAGGTTCAGGTTAACGCTTCGCAGTGGTTGGGCAAGAACAAATGGTTCGACCCACAGGCGCGCGACACAGATTCGAAAATCGCCAAGTTGGTTGACCAAGAGTTGGCAGGCGAGGGATGGGACCCATCTGATCCTGAGTATTGGGATGAGTTGGACAACAGACTTCAATCGCGTCTACCACATAGGTATGCGACACGTAGTGAAGGGAAGACAAACGTGAGACGAGGCGGTCCGACAGCATCAGCAAGGACTTCGAATGTTTCACCGAAGTCAGCAAACACCATCACTATTAGCAAAGAGCGAGTCCAAGCAATTAAGGACGCAGGATCATGGGATGACCCGGCAAAACGGGCAAAGATGATCAAAGCGTACGCCGCTTACGACCGCCAAAATCGCACCTAAGGATAGAACGAAATGACAAACTCACGAATTAAACGCGACCTCGATGATCGTCTGATGGACCGCGTACAAGAAGTTAAAGCCCGCGCAGAGGCGGGTGAAACAGGATCAACAAGGGAACGTATTGAGGCGTTCCGTGACAAATGGCAGAACTCAGCTCTGCCAGACCTACCGAAGGATGCAATCCCCGGTATGCACTTATGCTGGTTGTCAACAACCAACACGTACGACAGTATCGACAAACGAATGTCATTGGGCTATGAGCCAGTGAAAGCCGGTGAATTAGGTAAAGGCTTTGAAGCACTAGGTAAGATGAGTTCAGGCAAGTTTGAAGGCTGTATTAGTTGTAATGAGATGGTTTTATTCAAAATCCCAGAAGACATCTATCAAGAAGTCATGCGGATGTTCCACCTTGAAGACCCTCTTGAGCACCAGCGAAACATCACTGAACAAGTGCGCGGTGCGGCGGAGACTGGCAAGGGCGGGCGTTCGATTCTTGAAGGCGGCATTTTGCAGATGGAGAAAGAAACCAGTCGGGCGAATGCCAACATTCGCTTCCAATAACAATCTTCAAAAAAACAAAGGAAATTGACAAATGTCAGCTACATTTCAGCCCTTTGGTATGAAGCCTGCGTATCATCCGAGTGGTCTGGATCGTGCGGTGCCTTTCGTTGGCACTAACACGTTCGTTCCGGGTACAACCTATTCCGCTCCTTATTCGCTCAGCTCCGGCCAATCTTTCTGGCAGTATCAGCCTGTTGCTCTGACCGCATCTGGTCAACTCACTATCGTCGCTCAAGCAGCGGCTTCGACTACCGCAGCTCGCGTCTATGGCGTGTTCGACGGTGTTGAGTACACTAACTCCGACGGTCGTCGTTCGGTAGCTAAGTACGCTTCGAAGACCACACTGGACGCTTCGACAAATATCGTATTCTGGATTTTCGCTGACCCTGCTCTCGTTTACGAAGCTCAGGTTAACGGTTCCGCCACTAGCGCAGCTATCGGCACTGAATACAACTTCGACACAACTTCGGGTTCGACCGTGACTGATGGCTACGCTATCGGTGTGGGTGGCGCCGGCTTCTCGACTACTGCTCTGCTGGCCACTCCGGTCTCCGCTGGTGCACAAGGTCAGGTGCGCGTTGTTGGTCTCGGCCGTGAAGTGGCTTACCCAGCTGGTAACACAAACCAGTGGGGCGACGCTTTCACGATTGTTCAAGTACAGATCGCAAACAACATGTTTGCTGCCGCTTCGGTATCGATCTAATTTAAACGAAAGGATTAGGCAATGGCAACTCCAATGCGCAGTACAGACTTTCGTGCGGTAGTCGAACCGATTATCAACGAAGTCTTTGATGGTGTTTATGAGCAACGCGACGACGAGTGGAAGGGTTTCGTCGAGCAGATTCAAGGCATCCCACGTAACTATCACGAAGAAGTGATGTTGTTCGGCATGAACGCAGCTCCGGCAATGCCTGACGGCACCCCAGTTAGCTACGATCAGGGCGGTACACTGTACATCACCCGCTTCATCTATCAAATCTATGGCTTGGCATATGCTCTGACCAAAGTGCTGATGGAAGATGGTGATCACATCCGTATCGGCAGCACCTTCGCAAAGCACCTCGCTCAGTCCATGATTGAGACCAAAGAGACTCTGTGCGCAAACCTGCTGAACTTCGCGTTCACCGCTGGTTATGTTGGTGGTGATGGCGTGACGCTGATCAACACAGCTCACCCAATCGCTAACGGCGGTTCGTACAGCAACCAGCTGTCAACTGCTGCAGCTCTGTCGCAGACTTCGGTCGAGCAGATGCTGATTCAAATCCGCTCCGCTGTGGACAACAACGGTAAGCGTATCCGTCTGAAAGCTGAACAACTCGTGGTTCCTCCAGCTCTGGAATTCCAAGCTGAAGTTATCCTGAAATCTGTTCTGCGTTCGGGCACAGCTGACAACGATCTGAACCCGATCAAGTCTACCGGCATGCTGCCAAAAGGCACCCATGTCGTAACCCGTCTGAGCTCTTCGAAGGCTTGGTGGGTTCAGACTGATGCAGAGAATGGTCTGATGCTGGTGATGCGCCGTCCGATGGAAAAATCGATGGAGGGCGATTTTGAGACTGACTCCATGCGTTACAAAGCCACTGAGCGTTATGCGACGGGCTGGCACGACGCGCGTAACATTTACGGTACCGCAGGTCTGTAATATCTAAAGAAATTTAGGTAGCAAAGAAAACCCCGGCTCAAAAGGCTGGGGTTTTTTGTATTATTAGAGGTATGGCTAGAGATGAAGAAAACGCGAAGCGGTTACGCAATGAATGGTATCAGCGCAACAAAGAGCTGACCAAGCAGCGGGCAAAAGCATGGGAGTTAGCAAACCCCGACCGAAAAAAAGAGATAAAAGCTAAAAGTAGGGAAAAGTTTAAAGAAGAATATAACGCAAAAAACCGTGAGTGGAATAAAGCCAACAAGGACAAAAAGGCATCCTACGAGGCCAAGCGTCGAGCCATTCAGCTTCAGCGCACGCCTAAGTGGCTGAATGAGGATGATTTTTGGATGATGGAGGAGGCGTACAGCCTTGCCAAGTTGCGTACTCAGATGCTTGGCATTCCGTTCCATGTTGATCATGTAATACCCCTACAAGGCCGGAATGTCTGCGGCCTGCACACACCGTACAATCTCCAAGTGATTCCTGCCAAGGAAAACCTCAGTAAATCCAATAAACACGAGGTCTAAGGCGTTTTTAGCATCTTTTTTGGATAGTTGGTTATAGGAAGATTAAGCCCTTTCTGACAGCCGACACTTCCCGGCTAACGACTTAGAGACAGTCTGGGCTATCCACTAAGACAAGGAAACGAACATGTCAAGCACATTTACCGGCCCACTGCGCATATTCAAGCGTAACAACCCAACCAACAACGGCGTTATTGCTCCAGACAACACTGGCGCTACCAACGCAACCCAGCAGGTTCAGTTCACTGCCACCCCATCGGCTGGCGCGATTGTAACCTACGGCATCGGCAATCAGTCCACCAACGTGGATAACATTGTTGTTCCTGCAGGCGCAATTATCGAAAACATCCGTTTCTTCGAGACCAGTGCCCCTTCGGCTTTGACCGGCGGCGTGATCACCATCAGCTCGGGCGCAACAACTTTGGGCACCATCACACCAACCACAACCAACGGCGTCGTGGCA